CGTTTCCGCTGGATACCTACCGGAGCCGGACGGGAAGTGTCGGCGGGGATCAGAGCGCGGCGCGGATGGCCTGGCGGTAGTTCTCGATGATCTGCTCGCGGTACTTTTCCATGGTGGGGTGCAGGAATGGACGGGGTGGGATGACGATCACCGCGCCGTTGGGGTGCTGGATGGTGGCTCCGTATTCCATCACCGCGCCGATGTTCACCAGGTCGTCGCCGTCCTTGTTGACCGTGCCGCGCAGGAGTCCCACGAAAGCCCGATCCGCGAGGATGCGTTGAGTGATCGAATTGACGAGGAAGCCGGTGTCGATCAGGGCCTTGCTGGAGCCCTTGCGTGCGATGGTGCTCTCGGCCAACTTGACGAACGCCTTTCCGCCGGGAGCCTGGGACCGGATGCCGCGTTTGATCTCGCGGACGAGGAGAAGGGCGTTCTTGATGGTCGCCTGCCGGATCGCCAGAGCGAGCCGGGCTCCGGGATTGGCGGCCAGTTTCGGCTTCGCCTTGTCCCAATCTCCGAAACGCTTAACTCCCATGCTGGCGCACCAGTTTCAGTACCTTGTGGGTCACGACACCGAAAAGACGCTCCTTTACCACGGTCTGAACCCGGAAAACGTCCGCGCCGCTTTTCACCCGGTCTTCCGGTCTCACGTCCAGTCCGGGGAGCACGCAGGCCGTGGCGTCGATCTTGTTGGCGAGGTCTTCCGGCGGCGTTTCGATAAACTCGAGCGGAAAACTCTCCACTTCAGTGAACGACGCGTCGTCCGATCCATACAATCGTTCACCCGGAACGGCACGCAGCAACGCGGCTTCCTGCCCGCTTGCCAGGATCAGTTCTCTCACATCCCCGGCGGCCGAAGTTTTCTCGGGATCGCTCAGCAGGCTCACAGCTCAAGCTCGCTTCCTTGATCATAGATAACCGGCGCGAGTCCGCCGGGCGTGATGATGTAATCCTCCGGTGACGCGGCGGCTCCCGGCTTGATTTCACCCAGCCGCTGCTTGTAGACGGCCTTGAGGTCCTCTTCGAGTCCGGCCCAATGCTCGGGCTGCTTGGTCTTGTCCACCCGCTTGTCGCCGCTGGAAAAGGCGAACGCGTTGGCGGTCTGGGCCCGCATGACCTGGCAGGCATGAATCTGGCCCAGCAGGAGCAGCAGCTCGCGGGGTTCTCCTTCCGGCTCCGGAACCACCTCTCCGTTCACGACGGACATGGAAAGCTCCAGGTCGCGCGCCAGACGATAGACGCCTTTCAGGATGCAGCGCGAAAGGACGTCGTCGTTGAACAACTCGCCCTGTGGATCGGACAGATCAGTCCGGAGAACGGCGACGAGATCAGCCAGCGCCACCTTCCACCTCCGTCAGCCGCCTCTTGAGGGCGTCGATCACCGTCCTGCGTTTCTCACCCGCCAGATGGGCTTTGAGCTTGTCGGGATCGCCTTCGGTGCCGATCCGGGAGATGGCATCGGCGGCGGTCAGCCCAGAGAGGTCTTCGTCTTGAGTTTCAGACGCAGGGCTTTCGTTCTGCTTCAGGGGATCGTCCTTGCCGTCCATCCGCGCGAGCCTTCCCGCGGACAATGCCGACTCCATCTGAGGGGAGATCGACTCCGCTTCGAAGGTCTGGCCCGGGTCGAGGCGCAGTTTGGCGTCGGCGATGATCAAAACTCCCGGCCGGATGTTCTTCAGTTTCACCGTCACAACTCACCTCCGTCAGCCGAGAATCTTGATCTTGGCCAGGATATCCGGCCGAGTGATGCCTTGCCCCAGTTCCGACCAGACGAGCCAGCCGGTCTTGAAGCGGGTTTTTTGCTCGATGGCCTCGGTCTTGAGGTTCTCGCGTACCGGCATCTTGCCCACCTCGTCGTCGGGGATGAGCAGCACCTCGTCGATGGCCTGCGCGGCGGTCAACAGAATGCCGCCGGTCCCGTAGTTCTTGATCAGACCTTTGGCACGCAACTCGGACTTGGTCTCCGGGTCCAGGTTCCAACCCCGCAGGTCATTGAAACGCCGGCCCCTCATGACGATGTACTTCACCGTCAACTCGAGGTCCTCGATGATGGAGATCGCCTCGTTGAGCGCCTCCTCGGTGAGGGTCGCGCCGGTCACCTCCACGGTGTTGGCCGCGGGCACCGCCGCCGAAAGCACCGTAATGGTCCGCTTGTCGATCTCCTTGCGGATTTCGTCCGCGGCCGCGGTCTGGATGTCCATCAGGGTGCCGATGTTGCCGTTCTTGAGCACCGAAACGTCGACCATGGGTGCGGAGTGGATGCGGTTTGTCGGGAACTCCACTTCGTCCTTGCCGACTTCCTGCTCCTGAGCCTCGCCTTCGGTGGAAATCCAGTAGGCCTTCACTTTGGGCTTCTTCTGGTAAAGAGGGCGCTCTCCCTTGGGCAGAGTGTGCTTCGTGAGCAGGAGCGAAGAGATCTCCTTGCGCTTGATTTCCTGTTCGATGGGTTCGGCGATGGCCGCGGCCAGTGCGCGCATCCCTTCCGGGGACTCGAGCGCCTCGGACATCAGGCGCGCCATCGTCTCCATGTATTCCTGGCTGTGCACGTTCATGCGGATCGTCTCCATATCGTTTTCCTCCTGTAATCAGATGAGCAGCCGGAACTTGATCGTTCCGCCGGATACGGAGACGGCCCGGGCGATGACTTCCTCGCCCGCCTGCACGCCCGCGGTGAGTTTGCCGTTGGCCGAAACCTTCAGGTCGTCGCCGGGATTCACGGTCCCCTCGAAGACGTCGGTCTCGTAGACGCCGCCCATGCAGTAGATGCCGGGCATCTCTCCGTTCTTGTAGTCCTTGATCAGAATGCCGAAGGACTTGGCCGTCGGCGTGGTGTTCACGGCGAAGAGGTCGTTGCCGACGATCCTCACCACCTGGCCGAGTTGGCCGTCGCCCTGCAGGTAGCCGTCGCCGTATGCGAGGCCCCGGTGATTGGGATTGATGAAAGCCATGGTCATTCCTCCTTTGTCAGTTGGTCGAAACCGGTTCGCCGGTCGCCGTCGCCACTCGCTGCCGGTAGGCGGCCATGAAGCCGCTCTTCAGCCGGTCCTCGAGACTCGTCTTTTTGTCTTCCACGTCCTTCGGACGGACACCCGCGTCGCTGCGAAGGGGCGGATCGTCGCCGCCGGATGAAGCCTTCGCGGTTTCCGCTCCGGCTCCTCGGTCCTTCGCGTCCTTGTCCTCGGAGTGCCCGCGGGAAGCGGCCTTCAGCATCCGCTCGAAAGCGGCTTCGCTGGCGGCGAAGGCGTCGTCGCAAAGACCGGCCAGACGGCTCAGCTCCTGCTCACGCTCCTCGTCGGACTCGAAGGACAGACCGCCTTTCTCGATCTTGCGCAGAAGCTTCTGTGCCCGGCTCCGGTTCGCGGCGGCTTTCCTTTCGGCCTCCAGTTCCTCGAGTTGCTTCTGCAGCGCGAGAACCTGCTGTTTGAGTTCCTTGTTCTCCCGCTCCAACTCCTTGAGCCGGGTCTTGTCATCGGGCGCGGTCCCACTGCCGCCGTCGTCCTTCTTCTTGGCGGCATCCGCTTCCCGTTCCTCGGTTTCCTTGTGTTTCTCGTCCATTGTCGGACCTCCTTCAGAGTGGGTTGTCGAACCATCGTTTTCCGCCGCGGCGACTTTCAGAATGCGGGCGTTCTCGTCCGCGCCTTTGCGGTCGAGAAGCCCGAGCCCGGTGAAAGTGACGCCGTGGAGGATTTCGTAGACGGGTTGCCCTTGGAGCTCGCCGCCCTTGTTCTTGCGCAGGTGGACGCAGTAGTCGCTCTTCGAGGCGACCCGTTTACCGCAGACCGAACATTCGCCTTCCTCGTAGTCGCATTCCATGGAGACCTGGGAGATGATTCCTTTGCGGATGAGCTTATAGGCCAACTGCGCGTGCGGGCTGTCGGAGACATAGAGTTCGCCCGCGCACTCGATCCGGCCGCCGCTTTCGTCCTCGACGTAATCCGCCCCCACAATGCCGCCGACGATGTCGGTGAAATCCTGGGAATGCTTCAGGTCGATCTTCTTGTTGACCGCCGTCATGTAACGGGCAGCCAGTTCGTCGGGGGTGAAGTGGTCGCCGTTCTTGTTCGTGCCGGCCCGGCAGAGGATGAAGGTGAACTGCGGATCGCCCGCGGCCTGGTCCAATGCCGCCGCTTCGGTCTGAAGTCGTGTGAACGCATCGAACGACAGATCTACCGGAAACGAGGTATGACATGCCGCCGGCGTCTGTGTGTCGGCCTTGGAGCGCGCCGCGCCTCGGGATTTGGAGGCGACAAAGAGCAGTTCCCGGGCGTGTTTGCCTTCCCGGCCGATGTCTTTGGCGATGTTGTAGTCCACCTCCATGCCGCGGACCCGGACAAGGCCGTAGTGCTCGGCGAAGATTTCCTTGATTTCATCTTCCCGCGGGTAAGCCCGGTCGCGGTACGAGAGGAGCACCGTGCCGTACTTGCCGCGAGCATCCGCCGCGAGCGTTTCCATCAGGGAGCGGATCGATTCCTTGGTGTAGCGTGTCCGGGACGGATAACTGCGGCGGGGATTATCCTGGAGTTCCTTGTCCGCCCAGCGGGTCATGAGACCCTCGATGAAATGCAGGGAGTCCTCGTAGTCGTTGCTGCCGAACTCGGTGACGTAGGGCGGGTCCAGATACAGAACGTCCGCACCGAATCGCCGGACTGCTTCCGCCGCGTCCAGGTTGAAAGCCTTGCACTCTTTGCCGTTGTCGAACACCAGCCGGTTGAGCTGGCCCACCGAGCGCCGGAAAGACTCGATGAACTTGGACAGCGGCGGATTGGAGAGCTGGGATTGCTCCAGGCTGGCCTCCGTGTCGAGGTCTGCCTTGCGGTGCATCTTGGACCGCGAGAACTGACCGAAGGCGCTCTTGGCCTTGACGGTGGTGCCGAGCGCGGCCAGCGCCAGATCTTTCTTGTAGCCGTGAAGCTTCTGGATGTTCGCCCAGACCTGGTCGAGCCACCGGAGCACCGGCTTGGTGTAGTAATAGCCGTAGAAGTGATCGACGATAAACGTGCCCGCGTCCGCATTTGGGGCGAGGATTCGATCCACGTCCTCGTCGCTCAGAGTCTCACTGGAGTTCTCCACCACGGCCCGCGCCAGATGGTGGGGATAGCGCAGGAGGTCGTTGGCGATGACTTTCAGCCCTTTGCGTTTGAAGTGGTAGGCGACATTCGCGCCGCCGGAAAAGGCGTCGAGGATGCTCTCAGCGTCCTTGGGGACATGGCTTTCGATCCAGCCGAGCATCAGGTATTTGCTGCCCATGAAGCCGGTGACGCGGACCGATTCCGCTTTCCCGGCCTGGCAGCTCAATAGGTCCAGCGATTCGCCCAGCGGAGCGTCCGCCAGAGCGATCAGGTTCTCCTCCACGCGCAGGGCGGCATCGACGGCCCGTCCGGCTTCGTGCTTGTCGATCCACTCCTTGGCCTTTTCCTTGGTCCAGCCGTCCGGGTTCTTCTCCGTCTTGCGAACGAACCGGTATGCCTGCAGCACCATGGAGCGCGGGTTGCCGCCTTCGGGCGCGAACTCCTTTTTCAGGCGTCCGATGATGATCGCCACGCCGTCGACGCCCTCCAGGGGCTTGCGGCGGAAGCTGTCGGGTTCGAACTCCTCCGGGTCACGGACGCGGTAGCGAACCTCGTTCTCGGTTTCCTCCCAGATGGCTTCTGCCCGTAAGGTGTCCTCTGCGGACGCCTTGGCGGACCGCTCCGCGCCCTCGGCTCTGCGGCAGATAAACAGGCGTTCCTTGGCGTGGGACGCCTCGCCGTGCCGGGAGGTGATGGCGTAATGGTGATCGTGGGAGCGCATCGACGAATCCCGTCCCATGGAGACGATGATCCGCCGCATCTCCGATTCGTTCGGATAGGCGTGGTCCCGGTAGGAAATGAGCCAGTGCGGGAAGTGTTTGGAGTTGCCGAGGAAGGACTCGAAGAACTCCGCGGCATTGGCGCGGGTCACGGTCTTGTGGTCGGTCTCGTAGTGCTTGGTCTTGGAGTCTTTGACAAGGGTCAGCCCCTCCCAATAGGTCATCAGCCCTTCCACGAAGTGGTAGGATTTTTCGTAGTTGGTGGTCGAGAACTCCGTAGCGTAAGGCGGATCGAAATAGGCCAGGTCGGCCTTGGCCTCCGGCAGGAAATCGTTGATGTCCTTGCGGGACGCCTTGCACTCCTTGCCGTTGTCGAAAACGAGGGCGTTGATGCGGGCCACGTTCTTGCGCAGCCGCTCCTTGAATTCCTCCGGGGTGTCCTCGCGCTTGCCGTAGCGGGTCGACGACGAGAAATGTCCGAAGCCGCCCTTCCCGGACATGCAGGTCTTGCCCAGGGCGAAGAGAGCGATGTCTTTCTTGAAGCCCGAGAGTTTGTCAACGTTGGCCCGGATCGTGTCGATCAGGCCGTGGACGCCCTTGGCGAAGAAGATGCCCTTGAAGTTGTCCCGGACGAAGGTTCCGGCCTTCGCGTTGTCCGCGAGCAGCGCCTCCAGGTCATCATCGGAGAGACGCACCTTGTCGTTCTCGATGATCGCCCGGGCCGCGTGGTGGCAGTAGCGCAGCCGGTCGTTGGCCAGGACCCGCAGGCCCTTGGTCTTGTACATGTAGGCCACGACAGCCGAGCCGGAAAACGCGTCGACGACGGATTCCACGCCGTCCGGGGTGTGCTTCCAAATCCAATCCACCAGCTTCTGCTTCGAGCCGATGTAGTTGGTGATGTATTTGGGCCGCTGTTCCGGCGACGGCTCCTCGGCAGCCGCCTCGGCCTGGGCCTCGAGCGCCTCGAAGTCCAGGTCCAGGGCGGCGTCCGTTTCGAGGAGGAACGCCAGCCGGTCACGGTCGGTTGCGAAAAGCTCCATTCGGTTCTCCGGTCATGTCGCGACAAATCCGGTTGATGCCGGTGAGCGGTCGGCCCGTGCCCGGGACGAATCCCGAACTCAGGCCGAGAGCCCTGTCGCTTGGATACCTACCGGAGACCGTTGAAAAGTGTCGGAGGGGGATCAGGAAACGCGGCCCGACTTGATCCGGTCGATGACCGACCGGGCGCAAGATTCGGTGGACGGGTATTCGTCGGTTTCGATAATGGGACCGCGCATGCCGCGGTATTGGGAAAGGGTGCCTTGGTGGTAAGCCAGAAAATCATCGGGCAGGCTGCGGACGCCTTGCTCCACCAGCCGGTTGACCACCCACTGAGCGTCTTCTTCGGCATCGGCGTTTCCGGGCAGGAACTCGATCACCAGGTCCAAACCCGGTCCCGGGCCCTGAGCCCAGACTCCGATGGGTTCGTAGCGCGGGTTGCGGATACGGTCGCGGAGCGCGTATTCGATCATGTATCTGAGCTTCATTCCCATTCCTCCGCAATGCGGATGTGCTCGGTCAGAAGCTCCGCGTCGATCCGTTCGAATCGGTCCCGGTTTCCGGCCTTGTAGTCTCGCCAGCGCTTCCAGTCCGCCGCCTCGTCGGGTTCCTGGTCAGGGATGATGAGCTCGATGTGGAACCTGCGGTCCCGATCATCGAGCAGATCGAGCAGGTAGGTGTCGTCCTGCGACCAGGAGACGACCTTGATGGTGTGGGCGTGTTGGAAGCCCTCGTCGTATCCGGAGAGCCGGATGAGAAGCCAGAAACCGATGCGCGTCACATCCCCGCGGGCGTCGAATTGCGGGGCCACGCGGGTCACGGTGAACCCGTCCACGATACCGAGCCGGACCGGCGTCCGGCCTTTGTCCGCCAGCGTCATCCAGGAGCCTCCGGTGTTGAACGGCTCGAAGAGTGCTTGCAGACGGGCTTTTTCCCTTTCGATGAACTCTTTCATGCTCACCTCACCAGTACGATCTCCTCGATCTTGCGGCCGTCGGGCAGCTTCATGATTTTTCGGTTGCGGAAGACCTCCAGCAGCCGTTGTTTTTCCCGCTCGCTTCCGACCACGATCACGTCGATGTTGTCCAGCAGGGTCACCGAGTACTTGAAGATCGTCTCGTTGCCGCCTCGGCGGGCGAACTGTTTCCACTCCTCGGGCGTGCTCCCCCGGTGGTTCGAGACGTATTCGTCCCTCACCCGTCCGAAGGCGTCGTGGTCATAGCTGATGGCGTCCATACGACGGAGCATCCGCTTCTTGAAGTAGAGCCCCGTGTCGGACGGCCCTCCGGCCGTCGGGAGCTTCTTGATCCGGGTGAAGAAATAGCTCGCGCCGCCGGTGTCCATGTCCGCTTCCGGCGACATCCCGCCCACCGGCACCCCGGCGCGCAACTTTTCGACCGTACTCACCATGGCTCCGTTGTTTCCCAGCGCCGCGTCGATGAACGACGCCACGTCCTCGCCGTTGGTCAGCCGGTGATGAAGGCCGTATCCCTTCATCTGCTTCTCGATGTCCTCGTCGGAAATGTCAAAGCGGTATTGATGTCTGTACCCGGCGCGCTTGGCGGGATTCTTGAAAGCGGCCTGGTATTCGCCCATGGGATCGTAGCCCGGCATGCGGGTGATGTCTTTCACGCCGAGCCGTTTTTCCCAGAAGCCGCGCATCTCGCGGATGCGTTCCTCCTTGCCCGCCGCCCGGCGATCCAGATCTTCGACCAGCCGCTTGTAGTCCGGCTCTCGGTCCACCTTGGCGAGGTAGGCTTGCTTGTGAAGGTAGAGAAGCTCGGCGTCCTGCGGCGTGGCCGCACCTGCCTTGATGCCCAGCGATTCCATCCGTTCCATGGCCCGTTCGAGGCTCTTGACGTCCGGCCTGTCTGGCAGGACCATTTCGAATTCCCCTTGCTGGGCGTAGAGGTTCTTGTCCGACCACGGGCGGTAGATGGCGTGCGTGCCGTCGCCGAAGTCGATTTCGAACTGCTCGCCTGCTTTCATGCTGCGGCCGCGGAAGAGCGCGGAATTGTCCGCCGCCTCGTTCACGACAACGAGTTCGCCGTTCTTGAGCTCCCGCCTGGCCTGAAGCACCTTCGTCCGGCGCACAGTGAAGGAAGCCTCCTTGGGCTGCTTCTCCGGCGCGGCATGTTTCTTGAGATATGCGTCGAACCGTCCGGCGACCGGTTTGTGTTCACGGGCTGCTTCCTGGATCTTCTCGATCCAGTCGATGTAGCTTCGGGCCATGGCTTGTTCGTCGGGATCGTCCGAGTCAACCAGGCGCTTCAACGCCTTCATATGGTCCGCAGCCTTTTTGAGCGTCCCCTGGTTGTACTGCTGGTCCGTGGCGTGGTGGTTGACTGTCTTCACCGCGGCCAATATGTCCTGGGCAAAAACGTCCTGCGGCAGCGCCTCACCCACCCGGGCGGTCGCAGTATCGACACCGGCCTTGCGCAGCGCCTCCAGGAGCTTTCCCTCCGCTTCGGGCCGAACCTTCATCTTGACCACAGTCCGCTGTTTTCCCTTCAAGGTCTCGACGAAAACCAGAGCGTTCTGGTCCTCGATGTCGTCCTCGTCGAAGGGTAGGACCTTCCCTTGCCAGCCGAGGGAGCCGACTTCCTCAAGAAGCGCCTCCTCGGTCGGCCCCAAGCGCGTCTTCGGCAGCGCCTCCAACACGTCGTCGAAACGGAAGTCTCGACGGCCCAACACGTCCGCATAGAAGCCCTCGAAGTCGCGCCGAAGAGTCCTTTTCCGAGCGAGTGCTAAATCGTAAAAGGCTTGCTTGCGGGATTCGTCCCCTCCGAACCGTCCCTCGGCATAGGGGCGCAGGATGGCCAGGTAATCCTCGTCGGCAATCTTCTCCGCCTCGCGGATGTAGCGGAGAGTCGCCGCGGGATTGATTTTGACCTTGCCTTCCTTGGCGGCGCGGAAAACCGTATTGTAAAAGGGCTCTTGTTCTCCGTACTTGGAGTTCGGGTGATAGTCGACGGCCAAGCGATCCTCGCCCAGGTATTTGAAGATCTGCCCCTTGTCGATGCCGTAGACCTTCCCGTCACGAGCCCGCAGAAATTGCTTGGCATGGCCGTCGTGATTGGAGATCAGCCAGTCGACGACGTGCTCCCGCTGAATCTGCTCGATGTCGAGGGTGGTGAGGTCTGCGAGGTCCAATCCGGCGAAGTCGAAACGCTCCTTGAGGTCGGTCCGCCACTTCTGGATGGAGCCGAGGCGTCCATTCAAGCGGATGGTGCGGACCTCGACCGCGTCCGGATCGATGAGGCGTCCGATCTTGTAGGCGGCTTCCTCTCCATAGGCGATGAAGTCGTCGCCGGCCCGTTCCACCGGTTTGAACAGCCAGCGGTCGCCTTTTTCATCGGTCCAGAACTCCTTGCTGTGCGCGCCACCGACCTGGGCCTTGCCCGCGGGCTTGAAGTTCCCCGGCTTGCCCTTGGCGATCCATGCCGCGTCCGTCTCCTCGAACTGAGCGCCTTTCTTGGTGAAAATCGGCGGGGGCGGCTGCGCCGGTTTCGGAGTCGACGCGGGTTTCGCCGATTCGGGTGCGGAGACCTTCTTTTTGCCGCCGTGCTTTTCCAGCCAGGCTGCGTGCTTCGTTTCGATGCCGGTCTTGGCGGCCTCGATCTTGCCCGGGTCGGTCTCCGTAAGCAGAGTGACCAGTTCGTCCTTGTTCGCCCACTGCCAGTGCTTGAGCTTGGTGTCCTTGGCCAGGGTCTTGAGGTCGCCGACCTTCATGGTCGCGACCTGGTCCTGGAACAGCTTCTTCTTGAGGGCGAGCTCTTTAGCGTGTCCTTCGAGTATCTCCTGCGGCAGGCCGGGCGAAGCCGCAAGCGCCGATTCCGCATCTTTCACCGCC